CCCCAGCAGCCACTCTTCTGCTGGGCCCCGGTGTACCTATAAATAGGATTAACTGGGTCTCTGACTATTGTCAGGTAATTTTGACTATAGGGGTTCCTATTGGAACATATAGTCCAGCCCTATGTAACAGTATTCATTTGCGATTATGGTTGATGCTAGGGCTTATTCAACTGCTATGATGGCAATTGATTCGCATCGAACCAAGAATTTTAAGTGGCCAACCAGTTGAGATCGTTTTGTAAAAGTGCCACTTAATTTTTATAGACTTCCAATTTTGTGAGTTGAGAAATAGAGATTTGGAGTCTAGATCTATAGGATGCAGTATCTTGGACATTTTGAGTGGAGTCCATTATAAGAGGTGCAACTGCCTATCCTATCTTCATAGCTGTGCCTATGTATGGTTTTGCTTAACCATATGCATTTTCTAACCAGTCCCAGGCCTTAGCTATGGAAGGGAGCGATTTGTACATCCAACTTGGTGCTTGAACTAGAGGGTGAACTGCACTATTTGTTACTCGCACGTTTGGATGCATCGCCATGGATACTTTCGTACCGTCTGATTATGTTAAAGTTACCATAGCTGCATCTGTTATCGCTTGAGCCAAAGCGGATGAAGCTTTAGGAAAGTATCCAATATTAGACTTAAAGTCTATTGATAGTGTGTATGGGACGTCTACGCCTGATTGATAATTGGTGAAAGCCTTTTCGATGATTGCGTAGCTTACTAATTCTCCTTACATCTCGTTCTAAAATTGGGTAGAACCACTATTGTAAATTGTGAATGGGAGATTAGTGTTCATTATACAATTCTGTAAATGGAATTGTCCTTGCGTCTCTTTTAAATTGTAACTGGGACCCTTACAAGTTCGAATGAGGTCGTTGACTGTGAAAGCTGATATATCGACTTAACCATTCGAATCTATCATAAATGATGACAAGGGAAGGACACCAGTTCTAACTAAGCCCGTTAAATTTGCAGAATTGCCTTGTAACACGAAGTTGCATCTTTGTGACCATATAAAAGAATTCTCCAAGAATGCACTGCCATCGTCTCCATAGACGTCTGCAAAAGATATACAATTCGTGCCAGCTTTAGTATTCATGTAAACATAGGGCAATGCAGGATTGGTAACATTAGATATATAGATACCTGATTGTTCCACAGATCCAACACGCAGCAATGTTGATGATACACACTAAAAAATCACAACATAGTCTGCTGATCCTATTGGTATTGTACTGTTAGCTGTAGTGATGTCGAAAGCTGCTGCTCGATCTGAAGCTGCTGACATTATTCCAGTTTAAAGCGATGTAACTTCCAATCCTTTGCAGAATGGGACGTTGTAAACACCTGGAATGTGACATGCCAGCCTCATCAGTTCGAATGGCTCCAGCAACCTCTACATTTGTTTGTAGCGTAACTATTTTTTGTTCTTCTTTTTCTGTTGCTACATTTGTACTCGGGCTGTAATTGGTTTATTTTAGGGGATTGATGGGGAGCTAATCGTCTTAACCGATCGGGTTGTTCTGATTGTTTCCGTGTTAGCTTTTTCGTTGGATGGAAATCTAGGTCGCTAACGCTCTTAGGTTTTAATCCAACTCTTTTAGTTCTTTTGATTGTTTTTCGGATTTGGCATTTTGTTTATAAACAATCTAATCATCCCCGACATTGCCGTGTATGTAATTCCGCCGGTCTTGTAAACATTGAAAGATTGTATCTAGAGAGAGAGACAATTCAAAATTTATCTCAGACTCTAATTCGTAATTCATCTCTCCGATATTCTTCTTCGACAACTAGGCTAAGTCGGGTGCTAGAGACTAAAAGACATCATCCCTTGTTAAAGAGTGTGTGGATCCAGCTGCTATAATTGCATCAAAAAATAATTCCATATAATGACTATATCCTTGGACTTAAATCCTCTTCAGCATTGTATAAAGTAAAGGATATTTGAAAATATTTTGATTTTACTTTGTATAATATATTTTTTGTGTAAGCAGCTTTCTACAGTTGGGTAAAATTTATATTGTGCCATCTCCATGTTCTGTTATGGTTTTTGACAAAAAATCCACATCAGACCATCATCCAACTGTTACACTCTTAATTGTCTAACCTAAACCAATAGCAGGACCAGTCTTAACTCTAGAGCTGTTATTGAGTATAGTGTTAGATATGTCTCTACTCATTGAAGT